GTACGCTCGAGTCTCGTGCCGATTCACGTAAAAATAATCGCAAAGGTGCTTTGGATCATCTTCCTTGTGATCGCAATCATGTCATTCGATGCCTCTCAGTTCCCGGGCGTTCCGACGGCCCCGGAGCCCACCATGAGCCAGGTGGTCACCGCCGCCCAGGTTCACGCGGACGCGACGCTAGCCGCGCACATCCAGCGTACCGAGGCTCTCAAAAAGCGCATTGCGCCCAAGTCTGTGGACCCGGGCCCGGTGGGCGCCGGGTTCGAGCAGGCTCCGCCCGCCAAGAAACTCAAGGTGAGTTCAATGACCAAGTCAAGCTTGATCATTAAGCTTCAAAACATAGTCATCAACAAATACATCACCGATGCGCCCTGCGATTGGGTGATCGATGAGATCCTCGAGCTCGTCGAGGAGGTTGAAAAGTCTTGAAGCTGCATTCTGCTCCGCAGAAAAGCCCTGCAATCCCCTTCGGGTATCACAGGTCTACTGACTGGAGGTAATACTATAACCACTGTTCTCAGTGGTTTCTCCAGTCAGTCATGGTACTTTCTTTTGTCTGCCCCCCTTGCAGCCTTCGCACCAAGGGCCGCAGTCAAGACGCTGGTGTTTCACACTGAACAATCCGACCATGGACGGCGACTCGCTCGGAGAAATCCTGCGCGGTCGCGGGTCTACGGTCTACTGCTTCCAGAAAGAGGAGGGTGCCTGCGGCACCCCCCACTTTCAGGGGTGCTTCCAACTCAAGTCGGCCAGCTACTTCCCCATTGTGGTGAAGATAGTGGAGGGCTGGCACCTTGAGCCGTGTAAGGACTGGAACGCTTCGCTACTCTACTGCTCCAAAGACGAGAGCCGCGTTGGCGGCCCTTGGATCTTCGGAACAGAACTACCGGAGCCACCCGTGGCTCCTTATGTCTTCAAGCTAGACACACTCCGCCCTTGGCAGGTGGAGGTGCTAGACTTGCTAAAGACTGAACCAGACGACCGCAAGATTCACTGGTACTACGATCCGGTGGGAGGCATGGGCAAGACGTCGCTCGCCAAGCACATTGTGTGCAATCTCTCCCCCGCGATATACGTACAAGGCAAATCAGCGGACATCAAATCGGCTATCGCCGTAACAAAGAAGAAGCCTCGCATTGTACTATTCGGGTTGCCGCGTTCGCTCGAGGACTTCGTCTCGTACGAAGCAATCGAATCATGCAAGGACGGCATCTTCTTCTCTGGTAAGTATGAATCTGGTATGGTCATCTTCAAGCCGCCACACGTCATCATCTTCGCCAATTTCTTGCCGGACAAGGAAAAGCTCTCAGCTGATCGCTGGGAAATACACAACATGCAGGCACCCTTCACTTCCGTTTCCGAGTGCCTTGAAGATGCGTGATTTTTTTCTTATATAATAAGAGCGACGCGGTGTCGGGGTATAGAGACGATCGCGGCGCCCTTCCGGGCGGCTCCTCCGTTGTGGCTCTATTTCAACGAGTCAAGCGCGGAATATATTTGGGAGAACGAGGATCAGACACGTCACGCATAGATTCAGCTCGCTCACGCACCCTGTCCTCATGCATTTGACGCATCCTCTCTGCAAATATAGACTCGCGCATGTACTCCGCATGTAACTGAGCTGGTGTATAATGATGCCCCAGCAATTGCGCTAAACCAGCAGGCCGGGCAGCGGCGCGAGCTTCGCGCTCTAAACGCCGCCTTTCAGCAGCAATCCTACGTACATGCATAGAACGAACAGCATCAGCTCGCTCAGCAGCCGCTAAGTCAAGCTGAAACTGACGTTCATATTCGCGCATATTATCACGCTCATAGTCGAAACGCCGCGGATTCCGCGACATTTCAATAAGGTTAGGGATAAGGTTAGGGTTAGGCTTAGGGTTAGGGTTAGGGTTGACTAACCCTAACCTTATCCCTAACCTTATCCCTAATACTAAACCTAACGGTTCAGACGCCTTTGTTTGTCAAAGAGTGAAACCAAACCCGTCTGAAATGCGTGGTAAGGCGGTGACTGTTAATGTTCGTATGCCTAAGGCAAAGCGTGGTAAGAAGCGTGCGCGGCGCGGCCCTTACCAGACCCTTAAGTCTACCGGCTGGACTCGCGGCACTGCAGAGTCGGTTGCAATGTTTGGCCCGACGCAGCAGCAAGCGAACCCCGAGCAGCTGGCCAACCGCAAGAAATGGCACTACCGTGGTAACGGTCTCTACTCAGGGCGCGGTGGCTTCTGGAGCGACCTTTGGGGCAAGACGGCAGGCTTCAGGCACGCCCTTGGCGGCGCAGCCCGAAGTGGCGTCTTTGGGCCCGTCGGCCAGGCCATTGGTGGCGTTACGGGGGCTCTCGGCATCGGCGACTACGAAACCGGGCACCCCGTTGTGAGCAACGACATCGTCGACCACGGCGCTGGCCAAGGCATCCCCGTGTTCGCGGAAGGCCCAAATACTGTCGTTATCTCCCACAAGGAATATATCGCTGATATCTTCGGTCCCGTCACGGCAGGCACGTTCCAGAACCAGGTGTTTGGCCTCAACCCAGCGCTGGTAAACACGTTCCCGTGGTTGGCGCAGGTTGCTGCAAACTACGACGAATACACCTTCCATCAGATGATTTTCACGTTCCGCTCAACGGTCACTGATTTCGTTGCAAGCAACGGCCAGGTGGGTTCGATTATCATGGCTACTCAATACAACTCGAACGACGTTCCGTTCGCTTCTAAGCAAGACGCCATGGAGTACGACGGCGCAGTTTCGGGCAAGGTGTCCGAAAAGATCATGCACGGCGTCGAATGCGACCCGACGAAGTTGTCGGGATCGCCAGGTAAATACACTCGTGCAGGGCCCGTGGCCCCTGGCGAGGATATTAAAACGTATGATCTGGGTCAGCTCAACGTGTCGGTGTCCAACACACCGAGTACGTTCAGCAACCAAGCCCTTGGTGAGCTCTGGGTTTCTTACACTGTGGAATTGCGCAAGCCTAAGTTCTTCGTCACTCGCGGCCTGGCTATCCAGAAGGACCTTTTCGTCCTTCGTGACAATGCATCTATTGTGCTGCCTACTACGCTTGATCTGTTGGATCTGGGCGAAGGACAGCAGAATCGCATCGGTGGTATGCTCGTGAAGAGCTACCAGGGCACGGCAGCACCTTTGACGCCGCCGCAGTATCCCGCAGTTGCGGGTACACTGTACTATGTCTTCCCCGACACATTCTCCGGTGACGTGGAAATCTTGGTGGCAAGCTCAGTGGCCGTGGGAGGCACGGCCGGCGTTGACATTTCCGCATTCACATCGCCGCCAGGTATAACGACGATTAACGACCTGTGGAACAACAACGCATGGTCATATGCGATGGGCACTACCGTGACCAGCGCTGCGGATCTGGACAGCCTGATACGCTACCACTACCGTGTGACGGCTCCGACGAGCGCACAATCGGCTCTGGGTCAGGACAACGTGATCACGTTCACGGGTGGCGCCGTGACGTTGAACTCCGCCCAGATCGATATTACGGTGTACAACTCCGGTTTCAACAGTTCTCGCACGGGCGAACCTGTTATCCAGAACCCCCAGACGGAAGCTGTGGAACCGTGGTGAAATTTCAAGTATAACGCTTCCTCTTGCTCTTCATAGGCGCGCAATGCGGAACATTAATAAAACCTAAAGCAGTCTGTGTGGGGACAGGAACTTTGCGCTTCCTGCCGGGTGGGTTAAAATAGCCTGAGGCAGCTAAGCCGACGATGGCATCCAACGCCCGAACGTTGTAAACGCCAGACTTCGACCGACGCTTAGTGCTCTTTATCCCCAACATCTGCTTATCTATCTGGCTATACAGCGCAGAAGGAGCAATCGACCCGCGCCGAGAAGAAGACGCCGTCTGTATCCCGGACATGTCAAGTGCTGAATGCTCTGGAGTCGGAAGGAGAGGTCCTTCCTCGCCGACAGGTATAAAGCCACGAGCTGGATTCCACAAGGCGGCCCAGTCGCGGCCACCTTCGCGGCTACGATCCATAGCTATTGTTTACAAGTACGGGTGTTATGACCGACTTGATTACAAGCTCCGCAACGCTTTCGCTTAAGTCCCACCAGAAGCTCGGGCACGGTGGGGGCGGAGGTGGTGATGGACACAGGCTCGGCAAAGCGGACTTTGCGAGCTGATGTAAAAAGACGACGGATAGCGGCAGGAACAGGGACAGTGCGATCCGCCGTATAGGGAACAATACCATATAGGGGACCTTCTCCCCAAATGTTATTAGAATTCAAGTCCACGTGGCGCCACGCGGACATAAACCAGCTATTTTGATTGTCAAATGGGTGAAATCAAAATAGCTGGGATGCACATGTGATGTGCATCACCAATTACCAAAAAAATTAACAAGCCGGCGCTAAAGCTTTATTTATTTTTAATTAATTGGTGATGCAAGTATATAAACATGCATTTTTTCTACGTTGGCATGATGCACAATCATACCAAATAAGCTCAAATCTCCTGCATAGGATCCAGATTTGAGTACAGACTAGCCAGTGATTGGATCTGGTATCGGTTCAGACTCAGCCCGTAAAGCGTTGTACGCTCGAGTCTCGTGCCGATTCACGTAAAAATAATCGCAAAGGTGCTTTGGATCATCTTCCTTGTGATCGCAATCATGTCATTCGATGCCTCTCAG